GTTACAAATACTCAGTCCTATAATGGAACATGGTCAAATTTTAACGGGATAGCGGTGAATAATTACTATATGTACTCGACTGCGTATGCAAACCATACGATTGGACAAAACTTGCGTACGGGACTACCTTATAATTCAAATAAGTTTTCGACCACCTCTAGCAGCTTAAATAACCCGCAAGGGATTGTATTGGTAAATGGTAATGCGTATATAACATGTTTCGGTAGTAATTCGGTTTACACCAATCGACTCGCTCCTTCCCCTCCCACCATTACATCTACCTTGGTTCCGACGAATTCGAGATCCATTTCCGTATCGTTCACTGCTGGAATAGGAGGTGTCGAACCGCTGTATGGGTATGCCTATAGCGTCAATGGGGGGCAATCGGTTTCTCCCTTGGTCGTACAAACCACTTCCCCCTTGGTGATTAGTGGGCTGAATTATGGCGGAAACTATAACGTGACTCTTTACAGCGCATCTCGAGGATCTCAGTCTACCGCATCGAATATCGTCAATGTAACTATTCCGTATTTTCCCTGTTTCAAGAAGGGGACACTTATTTGTACCCAGACCGGATATGTTCCCATCCAGCGCCTGCAACCGGGCGACCTCGTGAAAACCTTGAAACATGGATTCCAGCCAGTGGTCCGCATCGGCAAACGCGAAATAGCGCATGCATCCAGCGAATCCCGTGTTCCCGAGCAATTGTATGTCTGTGACCCGGAAACCTACCCCGATTTGTTCCGGCCTCTCGTTTTAACCGGCTGCCATTCCATTCTTGTTTCGGAATTCCCCTCCGAAGAAGCGAGAGAGAAAACACGCCGAATCAATGGCGACACGTATGTCACCGACGGACTTTGGAGACTACCGGCCTGCGCGGATCCAAAAACACGTGTATACGGGCATCCGGGGGATTACACCATTTACCATGTGGCTTTGAAACATGCCAACCCAGACATGAATTATGGGATTTATGCCAACGGTCTCTTGGTGGAATCCTGTTCCGAAAATCACATGAACGAGAGATTCTAACCTCGTGAATTTCATACGAAATACCATTTTGTATGAAAACCGCCTATTTATGTTGTAGAATCGAGCCCATTCGACAAGTCAAAGGTCTTACTACAGGGTAAGGTTTCGCTGGAGTTACCGGAATAGGTTTCGCTGGAGTTACCGGTTTCGCTGGAGTTACCGACATAGGTTTTACTACCGGCAACGCCAAAGGTTTCGCTGGAGTTACCGACATAGGTTTCACTGGAGTTACCGACATAGGTTTCACTGGAGTTACCGAAAACGTCATTGGTTTCACAGGTGCAGGTGCAGGTGCAGGTGCAGGCGCAGGCACCGGTGCAGGCGCAGGCACCGGACTCAAAGCGAATCGATAGACGAAACTGGACGAAGAAGACGACAACACTGGTATTTGGGAAAACCCGCGATTCTTCAAGCACAAGCATACCAACACATACAGCATCTTGGTATCCAGCGCATAGTTATACGCCTTCAATGTGTCCAATAATGCATCCGTGAATGCGCCTTCGTATTCTCTCGAGTCGATGTCATACGCATCCGCACTGGTCTGCCCGTCTTTGCACCCACTCATCATCCATATGTTGGGGTTCGCAATCGCTTTAAAGGGGTTGTGCACCGGCGTACACTCCCCATTGTTGAAATGGATGCTGTATTCCAAATCGCACACCGACCCGCTCGAACAACTATCGAAAAAGAGCCAGAGTTTGCATTTGGCCAAAGCAATCATGTCGCGCAATTCATTGTCCAAAATGAACCCCGCCTTCGTGAAATCACAAGGGACAATGACTTCGTCTAGCAGGCCGTCCTGTCCACGCACCTGCGATCCATGACCGCTATAATGCACCCAGACTTCATCTTCGGCACCGGATACGGCGATGACGGCATTCAACGCGGACAATATGTTCGCCCGAGTGGGGTGTTTAGCCGGATCCGGACCATCATCGCGCAAAACGACAATGTTGGACTCGGGGTATTTGTACACAGAGAGAAGCATATTTCGCACATTGACAATGTCGTCAATGCATCCGCGCAACAAGCTCGCGGGAGTCGCAGTATAATTGGAGCCAATCAAGAGAGCACGCTTCACCATGATATATCGTAAACGTCTATTTTGTAAAACCCAGGATTTTTCACTCTGCGCTTTGGCGACAAAATATACAACTAGACCTTATATAAGATGTTTCCCACCTACAAAGTGGTCATTGTAGATAAAGAACCCGTTACACTCACTTTCGGCAAAGAGAACCCGATTCATCCAGACGATTCGTTGCGCACCGTAAAACAAAAGATCCTGCTCGAATTACACGAAAGCAAAAAGGGGTATGCCTTCAAACCCCACTACGAAAACATGTATTTATACGCCTATGTGAGCGAGTCGACCACGCTCACGCAACTCTTTGAATCGGCAGAGGGAGATCTAAAACGGTCCGTGGTCGAGCAATTGTTGGACGGACATCCCGAAAAGGAGGCGATTCTAGGCAAATTGCCCGACGACCCCGTGCAATACGCCGACTTGGCCGTCCTTCTCTCCGACACGAAACAAATCATCTCGCGAAAAACGGCACTCGGTGTCCGATTCCAAGACCGTACGTTTGAAGTCGACCCCTTCTTGGTGGATCGATACAAAGCATACCAGACGGAACACTACGATATGGTGCATGTGGATACGCAGCTCCTTCTAAACTACGGGAACATTGTGGAAAACACACTCTATCTCTGTTTGTCGGACCGCGTCCTTTCTTCCACATCCAACGAGCAGGCGAGAGAATACATCTCTCGCTACTATTTCCCCCTCTTGCAAACGACGGGCAAAAAAGACGCCATCAAGGACATTGTCGGCAAAAAACACCTGTTTGATTCCATCCGTACCTTCTACGAACTATCGGCCGCCGTGGACGCCGACTCCCCGGTCCAGTATTCCGTCCGAGGCATCCAGTCCGCCGTACTTCGCGTGGCCAATTCCATAAAAAACCTGGAAATGGTCTTTAAACTCATTCATGCGTCGAAAGACGCGCCCTTCATCAAGTACAATCCGGGGTCGCGACGAGAGAATTTGTACCGTCTTTATTTCGACCGTGTCAGTCGCAACGGGAAAAAGACGCCCTACTTGTCGAAAACACATCTCTCGAAATTGGCGAAAGAAACGGGGAAATCGCAACACTTGTCCATCGCCATAGAAACACCCCATTTTGCCCATTTGTATTTGCATCTGGAACCCACGGGGGGAATGCTGATTGACTGCGCTATGCGGTCGCCCATAACGGAGAAAGAACTCCACGAGCTCATCTTGTCGGAAGTGAATCCCCGGCTAGAGACGTGGAACCTGGATGGGGTCAAGATCGCCCCCTACACGGATATGCGCGAGACGGAAGTGGTGGCGATGGAATATGTCTTGCGCGCCGTCGACGCCAAGTCGCAAGTGGATTTGGCGAAAATCCCCTGCATTTATTCCGTGTGTACGTTGAACGTGGAGACACCGGGGAAACCCCCCGTTGCTAGGATGAAACGGGTAGAGAATTTCCGCGACATGGATGCGGCGAACATTCTGATATCGGAACTCTACGGGGAAGTCCAGTATGGGGAATTGGAAATTGGCGATATCGTGGACGCCCTTGTCCACCGGAAATTGATGACGACGAGGGAAGATGCCATGATGGCCCTGACGGAGTACTTGAATCGCCGGGAACAAGTGTCTCTCGAGAAACCCGGGTTTCTCTTGACGGTCCAGGTCGATCCCGCCGAAAAAACGGTCGAATACCGGGTTTCTGGCATCACGTCCATCTATTATCTAGACTCCCTCTTTGTCTATTTGGACGCATTCACCAAACTCACACAAACCAAGACGGCGGGCATCAAACACTATACCAAACAGTTGAAGGCCTATTGTGCGAAAATAAAACCGAGAGATTTGTCGACGGAAGAATCGGGGATTACCGTCGCCATCTCTCGTCCTCTGCGTCCTTCGACCCAAGTGGATCTCGACTTTTTTGCCAATTTAGGCATCGAGGACGAAGATGCGGAACCGGTGGGTGCCAATACGTACAAGGAATTTGATACGGAGTTGGAGCCGCCAGAGTCGGATCCCAAAGCGGTGGATGAATTGCTGACAGAGTTTCACAAGAGCCCCGCGAAAGGGCCCATCTTGTATAGCGACTCGGAAGACGACGAGGCACCGGTAAAAGAGAAAGAGGCACCGGCGAAAGGCCCCATCTTGTATAGCGACTCGGAAGACGAACCTGACTTGACGGGTGGAGCTGAGGAGGAAGAGGAGGTGTCTGCGCCCCTGTTGCCCGATGGCCAGCCTCTCAAGAATCCCAGCCCCTTCCTGCTCCGTCTCCAGAAACGCGACCCCGCCCTCTTTTTCACAAACCCCAAGGGGAAATTCTCCGGGTTTTCCACGGCTTGCCAGCCCGTCTCTCGACACCCCGTTATTTTAAACCAAGAAGAGATGGACAAGATGCCGAAAGACGCCTATTCCCACGCCATCAAGTACGGTTCCGATCCGGAAAAACCCCATTATTTCGTCTGTCCCCGTTTCTGGTGTTTCTTGACCAACTCGGCCATTTCGGAGGAGGACGTGAAGGCGGGGAAATGCGGGAAAATCATCCCCAAAGGATCCAAAACCATACCGAAAGGGGCCTATGTCTACGAGCTCTCGGAGAAAGACCAAATTCCGTCTTACCAATTGGACGCGCATCCCGACGGACACTGTCTCCCCTGTTGCTTCAAGAAATCGTGGGATTCCAAACCCCAACGCGATATGCGCGCCGTTTGCGACGCCAAGATGTCGAACCCTACGGGGGCCGTAGTGGCGGAAAAACGGGCAATGGCACAAAAGACGTCGCAATACATCATCAGTCTCGACACCTATCCCGTTCCGGAAAAGCGCTGGGGGTACTTGCCTCTCCCCGTCCAGCTCTTTCTCAACATGGATTACTCGAAATCGGTGGACCCCAACAACCATGCCATGGTGATAAAAGGCGTGCCCGTTCTCTTGCGTTATGGTGTCGAACATTTCCCCAAACAGTCTTTTCTCGGACTCTTTGCCGACGTGATGGCGAGAGAACGGGGCGAATCCGCCCTTTCCGTCGCCGAATTCCGCGACTTGCTAACAAGCAAAATAACCCTCGATGTCTTTGCCCAAGCGAATAACGCGTCTCTTCTCTCGGAATTCATGCCGAAAAAGAGACCCGCCACGCATCCCTCTACGAAAAAATACGAGACGACCATGTTTGCCCAAGGCCTCGATACGAAGAAGGACGCACAACGCGCCTATTTGATCGACGCCATTCTCGCCTACGAATCCTTTCTCTCGTTTTTGCGCGACAAGACCGTTCCCATTGACCACACCTATCTCTGGGATATATTCACCAGCGGTGTCTTGTTTCGCGAAGTCAATTTAGTCATGATGGAGATCAAATCGAACGACATGCTCGAGAGAATCGAACTCGTTTGTCCCAACATCACCTTCTCTTCGCGCCTCTTTGATCAGGAGAAAGACACGATCTTGGTCTTGAAACACGGAGAATTCTACGAACCCATCTTTTCGTATGAATCGGCCGAAAAGTCCGGCGCGCCCACCATCGTACACACCTTTTCGGCCAATTCTCTCCACAAAAACATAAAAGACGTCTTGAAAAACGTGGAACGCATGACACAGAAATTCTGCCCCGCTTTGCCCAGTTTGCCCCGGATTTATACCTTCCGCGACCCCCTCCCTTTAAAACGGGTGGTAGAACAAGCGGAGAGTCTGGGCGCCAAAGTGGAAAAACAGGTGCTCAATTACCAGGGAAAAACGATTGCGGTTTTGGCGAAAATGTCCGCCTCCGATGCGGCCATTTGGCTGCCTTGCGCGCCTTCGGCGCGAAGAAAAGGACTGGCCGTCGACTACATGGACAACGAGGAGCTCTGGCAAAGTTACGAGACCACCGTCCGGCTCTTGTCCCAATTCCAGACGAAACTCCCCGTCAAACCCCAATGGAAAATCCGCGAAGACGGGCTCGTGGTCGGGTTTTTGACGGAAACCAACCAGTTTGTTCCCATTCAGCCGAATCAAGACATTGTCATGGACGACATTCGGTTGTACGAGGGGGTCAGCGCCATTTCGATCGACAAGGCCTTTTCTTCGGGGAAAGGGGCAGATAAGACACGCCGAGAGAAAGCGAAACACATCCAATTGGAAACGGAGTTTTATCATGTTTTCCGCAACAAACTCCGCGATTTGACGAACCATCTCTCGAATGTGGCCGTCAAGACACGGATGCAAGCCCTCGCGTCCGCCGCCGAAATAGAGCCCCTCTTGAAATCGTTGGCGAAAGGCCATGTCGTCTTTGTGGATATCGGGGAAGACGTCTTGCTCGACCTCTCCGAAGTGAATGAGTGTGTGGGGAAAGAGACGCCCTATTGCATTGTGAAGGAAAACGGTGCATCGCAGCTGGCGTTGCCCAAAAACCATCTCTTGTCCAAGTTGGATAACGAAGTGGTGTATTACGGCCGATTGGCCGACGAATTGGCGAGAAACGAGAGAGTGAAGGCGTTTTTCTATGATGTGAAAACACGGATATCGGCAAAGTCGGTGGACTATTCCATCCGCGCCGACGAATTCGTCTTGCCGCAATCGGCGTTTACGGCCGAATATTTCGCCGAACTGGACCCCCCCTCTCTCAACCCGTATGTCCAACAGACGGACCGCGATTCGGCCATGCCCTCCATTTACGAATCGGGGTACTTGAACGAGACGGTGCCTTTGGAAGAACAGTATACGGAGGCCGCGCCCATTTTGTCGGAATTCCCGCCCGAATGCGTGAGCCGCGTTTCCAAAGTGATTGGGAATGCGCAGCAAATATGGAAACGGATTTTCCCCGCGGACACGACGAAAGAAGTGGTCTTTCATGCCACGCCGGAATGCACGTTTGTGCCCTTTGCCTCCATTCTCTCGGGGAAACTGGGGAAACCGTTCGATACGAACGAAGTGAAGAGGTATCTGTGCATCGCGTATGCCAAGTATTCGGTACAGGACTTGGGGAAAATGTGTAGCATTATGCGTGTCCAGGGGAAATCGCGCATGTTTGAATCTCTCGTCAAGAGAAAAGACCGGCTTTCCATGGAATTGCTGGAAGAGATCATCATGAGCGACACGTATTTCATGACGGATATGGATGTCTGGGTATTAGCGACGGAATACGTGTTGCCGATCGTCTTGTTTAACCCGAACGGGCTGAAGGGATTTGTCCGGAAAAACGTGAATTGGCTGAAAATGGGAGGGGGAGAAGACTACTATTTTGTGCGGTCGAACATAGGGAGCGTGGCGAACAAGGTGTATCCGTATCACTTGATATTGCCGGCGACGAAATTGTCGGGGTTGAAGGAATTTTATGCGCAGGTGTTGGAATCGATGAAACATAGAACGGAATCGACGTGGTCGCTGAAGACCATGATGGAGTCGACGGTGTTTGTTTGAAATTGAACGAATATTATTTTGCAAAATAATATTTGTTTGTTGGGAAACGTTTATATTTCCGAACCATTGCCAACATCAAAATCTCGTTTAGTTACTTCATGTGAGGGGGGGGGGGCGTTTTTAATTGCGTAAGGGCATCGTTTACTGCGGTCAATCTGTCGTTTGCTTGGGTAATTTTATCCTGATCGTCTTCTGCTTCGGCAACCTTGACTTCTGCTTCGGCAACCTTGACTTCTGCTTCGGCAACCTTGACTTCTGCTTCGGCAACCTTGACTTTTGCGTTGGTCAAGGTAGCATTATCTGGATTTTCTTGGGCAGAAATTAATTGTTCTTCTTTTTTGGCAGCATCGAGTTCTGCTTTGGCAGCATCGAGTTCTGCTTTGGCATCTTCGAGGTAACCACCACCCCGGTACTTGCGAGTGCGGCGGCTACTTCTCTTGCCCTTTCTCTTGCCCGTCTTTTTCCCCATCTTCTTGCCCTTTCTCTTGCCCGTCTTCTTCGGACCCTTGAAGATCTTGCCCACGCGTTTCCCAATCGTCTTGGAATACACCTTCTTGGCATCGCGCATAGCATCCCCCAATCGGTAGGCGGGGTTGCTTTTCTTGTTTCGGTCAAACGTATTCTTCACCAACAAATTCCACGCCGTAGTCATGAAAGTATAATATAAACGCAGAAAAAATTGAACACTCCCTTTTTCTAAATATCCATCCAGACAAAACCACCATGAACGGCGATCTCATTCTTCTCTACTCCTTTCTAACCATATTTGGGATGGCAGGCATTTGTCTTGTATCCAGTGCCATATACCGCCTAATATACGGCATCCCACAAATCCGGTATCACGACCCAATCGAACCCGTCCGGGCGGTCATTCTCGTCGAGGGCAGTCCCGCCATAAACGTATCCAATCGCACCATCGAAATTGTTCCCTACCGAAACAACAATATCACGAACCATGTTTTGCTAGATAACGAATTCATTGTCCCCATTGGCCCCGAAGAACCGAACATTTATCCCGTGGTAACGGCCATCATGATGTAAGTAACTGAGAATCAATAAAAAAGATGTTTTTTATTGATTTTATTGATTCGATTCGATTAGAATCCACCGTCGTAATTATCCGTGCACAAACCTGTTTCCACGCGCTTCATGTAGCTAATGTTGTTCTTCACCGCAATCTTGCTCCGAGGGCACTGATCCGAGTTCCGGTCATTCAATTCCGAAAACGCCTGATGGATCTGTTCCGTCTTGGCCTCCAGTTCCACCATCTGGTCTTCCAGCCGATTCATCTCGTTCATGTCCAAGACCAACTGGAACGCGTTCGTTCCATAAAACCCATTCTGGCCACACATCACGTTGGCGGATACGCCGCGCATGTGATCAAACTCGCCATACCTGGCCGCATCCAGCAAGACCTCCGTATGCACCTCAAACGTCGCTTTCGCAATGGGGCCAATATCATCGTTAAACAACCCAGTTCGGAAGATCGACACCATATCCTTATTCGTCGTCATGCGGTCGCAAAGCAGGCCCACATGATGGTAGTTGATATAGACACCGCTAAACTCCATCACTTCCACCAATTCGTTGTGGATGACTTGTCTCGCCGCTTCGAGCCCAAGCACATCAAATATTTCCTTGATATCGTTGCTATAGGTACGAGTGGCGTCAATGTACTCGAGACCGAGCGCCTGCATGAGATTGGTGCCAGTCGTGTCCAGAATCCACGTGTCCTTCTTCTCGTACTTGCCGTCATTCTTCGTGACCAGGTTTTGCAACTTACGCGGAATCACGTTCTCGATATGATGGATCCCGCGCAAGACGGTATTTGCGAGCAAATCGTCTTGGAATTTCTTGAGCAGATAGATTTCATCTGACTGATCGAGCGGCTCGGCGGAGCGCTTCTTCTTGTTCGAAACCCGGTCGACCATCCTCACGCGAAACACCAATTTGTCGGAATTGTAGTCGGAATAAACACACTCCACTTCTTGTCCGTACGATCCCTGTTTAATAGCAAAGTGGATGTCGTCCATCGTAATGTTTTTATCGAGCAGCATTTCCGTGTCCATTTCCATGCGAACAATCCACTTGGATTTCTGATGGGTGGGTTCTTCCGACGCGCCATTGCATTCCTCCACCAAGCGCGTGAACTCGTAGAATTGTTCCATGAGAATGCGGTCTTCCTCGATCTTGGTGTTGTATTCATCGGGGTCGAAACAGATTTGGAGCGACTTGACCACATCGGAAAGGCGGGTATGTTCGAGCATGTTCGCGAACTTTTTCGCCTTTTCTTGGCTGTCTTCGTCGAGCGGTTTTAGGTGGACCGTCAAGGACGGATTCTTGGGGTGTTTGGTAAGACGGAGGATTTCCTCGATACGAGGCACACCACGCGTGACGTTGGATTTGCTCGCTACACCAGCATTATGAAATGTATCAAAATTGGTCACACCATTTCTGCAGTCAAATGTTCGCGTGTCTTCCACGGTTAGGTCATATGCGTAAGGGGTCGTATTCGGTATTTCCTCTATGCTCACAACTTGTTCAAATGCCAAGTCCATCATCTGACCATCTCTGGGTTGCATTTCGATAATCCCGTCGATTTTGTTTGGGAGGAACATGTCTTTTCTAGACGTCATTAAATCAAAGTGATGCTCTCGGAGTAATTCAACCCCATTTTGTTTATATCCAATCTTCAGATTCAACATATTTGCAAGTATTTTACATGATTGATTCGTAACGCGTAATTCGTAAAGTTGATGAATGTTTTCGGGCAACGTTCCTCGGCTATTATGATCGGGTTTCTTGTTTTTCGCCATTTTAGAAGAGACGCCAAGCAAACGCATGATAAGTTGCACATCGCCCAACATTCTGAACGATACTGAACTAGCGGTGATGCAGTAGGTTTTCGATGTTTGCACGCATCCGTCACCCCCGATATAGGCATCCAAGAATCCATGCAAACACTCCTTGTTCGAGAATATGATGTGGTCCGAGACGAATTTATTATGGCTCAGCTTGCCCGCGAGTTTTTCGACGATGCGACACATGATCGTGCTGTAAATTCGTAAATCCGAGCTGGTCCATAAATTCGGGTCTTCCGATTCCTTTACACGTTTTCCCGTTTCAGAGTCGATCTTATGTACATAATACTTGGTTGTCAAGACAAACTTCTTGCATAAGCGTTCGATTGGCTCGAAATATGCCGGGTCGTTATTTGCTATGGAAATTTGGTGATCTGTCATGCAACCTTCCGCACAATAGGCGCCAATGAAATACCCGAAATCGTAGTCGAGTTCTATCTTTTCCGGAACACGGTAATTGCAGATGGAATTCTTCAACGTATATACGAAACCCGGCTCATAATGCACGCGTTCCTTGCTCGGTTTCTTTGGATCACCTCCCTTGATAGAACAATAAGCAGTGTCACTTCGTCGGTAAGGCAAGACAAACGTCTTGTTTGCGTGTTTCGACCACCACTGATGTTCATCCACCACTGATTTCGCTTTTGCATACTCGCTTCCATAGACATATTCCTTCGGGTCCAAGATCTTCATCATATCGAGCGACAAATTCGGGGTGAAGTCGAGTGGTTTTCTGGATACTGGCAGATAATCTCCCACGCGCAAATCCTCGCCATTCACCCCCTGGATTTTCCCGTCCACCAGCTGCAACAATGACTTGGCTTTCGTCACAATGACTTCGCGCAGCCCTTCCGTCGTCACTCGCAACATGGTGTTGGTTCCGTCCTTGTTGATAACGGGATGTTTCGTGACTGCCTCGATCCGGCGCCAGACCGTCTGACCGTCCTCGGTAGCAGAGGGCACTTCGTAATACTCCGACAACTCCGCATACGTGGTGTCTTTCTCCTTCATGTACTCGATTTTCGAAGACGTCTCGATACCCCACTTGGTAAAGTCGCCAATTTGCACCGTCTTTATGACACCCTCTTTGTTGCGAACCAGCAATTCCGTCTCGTAGGTGACCGAGTTCAGCGTGAGCTGGGTAGTTGGTTCCCCTATGGACTGGCCCGCCACCACACCCACCATTTCACCCGGGTGGACAAGCGCCTGCTTGTATTTCAAGACAATCGTCTCGAGTAACACAATGAGCCCCTTCCGATGAAACCGTTTCGCGACCAAGAGTTCTTTGGGGCTCAAGTAGAAGAAGTAGAGGGTTTCAAAGAGCGCAGTGGGCGGAGCGTAATAGAGCGATTTAATTTTCTCGTAATACTCCTCGATCAGCTGGAATGCTTCCAAGGGCGTAATGTCCACGACGGAATTTGCCGCCAGACCGAGTTGGCCCTGGATGTTGTTGATGATGTGCTGGAACGCGACGGGCACAAAGACGGTGTTGTCGTCCTTGCTCTTAAAGACGTAATTCACCAAGTGGTCGCGGGACTGGATCATGTGATCGATCCACTTCTTGCACATGGTCTTTAACTGCGCCTGCTGCTTCTTATGGCGAGTGACGGTGCCTTTCATAAAGACGGAATTCGACTCATTCATGTCGTAATGGAGGTAGATGTCTTGCGTCGTCATGCTCACGAGGGGAATGGACTGGTTTTCCACGCGCATGGGATCGAAGCCGTCATCGCCGTATGCAAATTGGACGATTTTTCCCTTGCTGTTTCGGACGGTCATGTCGTACTCGACCTTCAAATCCTCGAGGCCCTTGATCAAACGGCGCTGGATATATCCGGTCTGACTCGTATCGCGAACCTGCAAGCCGTTAGCTAGACCGAAATTGAGGGTAGTCGGGATCGTCAAATCGTACACCTTGGGATGTTTTTCCACACTCACTAGATTTATTTCCACGATCGGGTCCAACACCACATCATTGTGAGTTTTGAAGTTTGAATGAAATTCTCTCCACTTAATCAATGACAATTTTCGCTGTTTATTCGGTTCCAGAAGAGCAATCTTTTCGGAAAATACCTTACCCCATTGAGCGCGAATGGATATGCGATAAGAGGGTAATATGTGTTTGGTACCAAAGTTGTTTGTCTTCAATTGTGTCCGGAATACCTTGCCGAATATGCCAAGACGACTGCACATCATGTTGATTCCTTCGATTAATCTAGAGGATGCCGAAGATGCTTCGATCGAGTTCTTCGATACTGTTCCGTCGCCGGAGAAATACCCATTGAGCAATCCTTTTACGAATTCCAGATTGGCAATATAGGCTTCACTTGGAATATGTTTTTTTGCTGCTCCACTACCGACAAATCGCGTTAAGAATGTCGCAAGAATCGCCGAGTTTGCAGAAATGGTTGTAGATACGCCACCTGCATTATTCACACGTTCTTTCAGTGTAAACTGTATCGATCGTTTAGTAAACCAAGCCTTTACAAACTCTTGTACCTCTTTATTATTTTTAGTAATGTGAACATGTTCTCCGTGTACATTTCCATCTGCCAAGAACAATCCGATGAAGATGCCGTTTTCTTCACTAAGATCAAACGTTTCCGACACAAACGATTCGATACGTTTTGCGTGGTACGGATAAACTCCCCCCCCTTGGATAGCTCCAACATTTGATCTCGAAACGGTTCGTTGCAAAGAAGATTTTTTAGAATACGGAAGAGTAAATTCGGTTCCGTTATGTTCTTCCCACCAACCCGCGGGAATTTTCTTTCGAGATTCCATGGCAGACTGCATCATATTAACCGCTTTGTTAAAATCGGTTCCGTATAAATATTCAGATTTGGGTAAATAATCGGGCAATAACACCGAATCGAGAACCACCGGAGGTTCGCATAGAGAAGAAGTTACTGGTACACAATCCCCGACTTTTATTTCAGGAGTAGGTTTTTCGAAGAATCCATTCTTAGCGTCGTCCCAAATCAAAAGTGACTTGCTTTCGGTTACAATGACACTTCTACCACCCAGAGATTTGATCTCATACAACACGTCACCCGGATCGTGACGAGTGATGGCGGTAATCTCTTCCCAAGTAACATGTCCATTCTCACAAGTTGTAGGAACAAACACATTCCCATCCGTCAAATTTAATAATTCCATGTTTCTCTCTTTGAAATGTTGAACGCTCGATTTATTATGTTCCGCATCCAATTGGCTATCTATCCATTTTCCAATCTCTGTGTAAATTGGTTTCTTGTCTACCAACACCACAATGGGCGTTTCCCAAGTAACCGATTTGACCGCGGTATCAATCAGACCAATACGCCCACCCATAGCATGAAAGAACAACTCCGGCGCGGTGAGCCCATTGATATAGGAATTCTCAATAAACCCTCTCGCATTGGGCGAGTCGTCGTATTTGCAGAAGTGGGGCAACGACCGGCTATCAAAACCATAAGGAACGCGTTTCCCGTCCACATTCACCTGACCCAAACACGAAATCATGTGCGAAATGTTGATGAGCGAACCTTTGGATCCCGAGTTCACAATCATCAAGAATCGGTTGTTCGGGTTCAGACTCTTCCTGCTGATCTTGTCCGTCTCCTTCGTCGCGTCGTTCAAAATGTTGTTCACTTGCGTCTCAAACTCCATCTTGTTCGAATGGGACGTGTTGTTCTCGAAAATGCCCGTGTGGACCTTTTGAATCAACGTACCGACATCCAGTTTCTTGTCTTTGATGACCTGGATAATCTGGCTAGACGTCTCTCGATTCGACATCAAATCACTGACACCGACACTATACGAACTCGTCTTCATGTACTCCGTCACGATGTTCTGTAAATTATCAATGAAATCGGACGCGGCCATGTTTCCAAAGTCGTTGCAAACTCTGTGCACCAACCCCTTCGTACTACTGCCGACCACCGATTTCTCGATTTGACCGCGAATGTACTGACCGTTCTTGATTTCCAAAATGTCGTTGGAAATAGCGGGGTCGTCCTTCTTGTCCGCGTCCCACAACTTCGTCTTGTACTTGATGGTAAGGGGCGGCATGATTTGCGACAAGACGTCGAAATTGGTCACGCGCTGTCCATTGGCAAAGAGAGTCTTGGGGTCGACATTGGGATACATCATCAGCAAATTCATCGCATGGCGAGGTGTCAAGACCATCTCCGATCGTGTGAACCGGTACGACCCAAGAAGATTGTCTTGATAAATGCCGATAATCGGCGCGTTATTCGCTGGACTAATTAATTGGAAAGGGATGGCTGCCAAATTGCGCAGCTCCGTTTCCGCCGCTGCATTCTGCGGCATGTGCATATTCATCTCCAAGGAATCGTTCGATTCCAAGCCAATATCTTTCGAATACTGGAGCGGACTATACCTTGAGCCGTATCCGGTTGATAAAACCTTCACTTACGACCCGTAACCATCTAGTCTCTGAACCTTACCCACCACTCTTATCTATATCGAGCGCGGGTCTTGGCTGCGGATTGTCCAATCTCTCGACGTTATTACCATTGTGTTCGGTCATTACCCGAGTTCCTCTGCAACGTTTCCGTTACAGAGTGGTAGTCGAAAGCTCTAAGGAGTTTCCCGCAATTTGGTCACGTTGCCATGTAATAATATCATGACTATACGGTTATATTAGAGACGCATCCTATGCAGTAAAATGCATCTCTAGTAGGAATTACACTGTTTTCCCGACTGAGTTTTTCCTACAACTCAGTTGGCAGCCGCATGTTGGGAACAAGATTTATCCCCATCAAAATCAGCATTGTAAGGCCGGGTCACAGCAACATTCATGCGAAATGTGTCGCCGCGCTTCATGACTACCACCTCGTGACACATCATACTCGGTCGATGCAAACTCGGTTGTCTATTAAACAAGACATGGTCGCCATTCATCATGTGTCGGTGCACGATATCTCCATCATGGAGAACAATGGAAGCGCGGTCCACATAGCGCAAGGAAATATGCTCGCCGCTCTTTCTCTCGAGAATCTTCGCCCCCGGGTGTACATCGGGTCCATTCTGCACCAGTTTCGTGCAGAATTCGCGATTCAAGTCGTTCACCACGAGAGGTTTCGTCAAATTTTTGGCGATTTTCATCGGTACGCCCAGCTGTTTGATCGACAGATTGGGATCGCCCGTAATTACCGACCGAGCACTGAAATCCACACGCTTCCCCATCAAATTCCCGCGAATACGCCCATTCTTGAAATTGAGGCGGCCCATGATACACTGCAAAGGCCGACCCGATCGCTGAGCAATGGGCGACGCGCCTTTCACCTTGTTGTTCACGATCATGGCGGTCAAATACTGCAACTCCAGCGTCAGACTTTCTACGCCATTGGGGTTCGCCCCATCCTGGATTTTGTTCTTCAGATCATTGTTTGTTTTGATAATGTTAATGTAGATCTGGGTCAAATCGTCCTCGCTCCTCTGCTGCGCATCCAACTTGACCGAGGGTCTCACCGCAGGAGGCGGAACGGGCAACACCTGGCAAATCATCCACTCGGGACGCGACCAAGTGGAGCTGAATCCCATGAAATTCACGTCCTCGTCACTAATACGACGGAAGATCTTCAAGACGATTTCGGGGGTCAGTTTCAAGATGGCGCCGCCGATTCCACCGGAAGACGGCCAATGCGCATGCAACGTGGCCAACCCGTCGAGCTTGATCTTTTCAGGTTGCAAACATCCGCATCCGTCTCCCGTCGACTCACCGCAACGCTTCACCTTCGAAGCCAGACCCTGTACATACTCCCAGCGGTCTTCGCCTTTCATGTCCAAGACATGCTCATGGTTCAACTTGTTTAGGCGCAACTTGCTGCACTTGAAGCAGACACAGCGGCAAATCTTCATGATTTCCTTGATATGCTGGATGAAGAAGACGGGACGCGCCATCTCGATATGACCGAAATACCCCGGGGTGTCAATATACGTGAGACCATCCGTAGGGCAAATCATTCCGGGTTCCAAGATACCCATGCGCGAATCAAACAGTCCTCCATCCACCGGCACCCCTCCCATATAGGTATCGCGTTTCGTAATCTCCGCCACAGAATTCTTGCGAATGTCTTCCGGCGAAAGCATACTAAATTGGATACCGATGATACGGGATGGATTCACGGATTCAATCATTTTTTTGGACATGGTCTTGACTATAATATAAACTGTTAGATTTTTAAGTAGGTTTGGGGGAGGGTATTGAGGAATCGTATTTCGCCAGAATTCCGAATCAATTTTCTTCCGGCAATCTACATAAATATAACCCCCCATTTTACCAGAAAATGTACATTCTCCATCTCTTGTACGTCGTTATTCAAACTTTTTTGTTAGATTGGGTCTATCATAACCAGGTTTTTGTTCCCCTGTCCCTTTCCGAGAATGCCCGTATTTATGCCTCGCCTCCGAAGAAAAAGGTGATTTTGTTTTTATCCGGTCTCTATTCTCTCGAGTACCATGCTTATATGCGAAAGACCTTGTCTGATTTATGGACGGATAAAGAGATCCAAGACGAATACCAATTGATGGTCTATGAAAACCGGAACACGCCGAGTATTATCGTGGCGGACGAGGTGATTGACTATATCGAACGGCGGAATCGAGAGATGCCCTTGGACGAACTGATTCTTTTTGGGTTTTCGGCGGGGGGAGTATTAGCGAGTCATATTATGCCCGGGCTCACCCATCTCTCGTTTTCCAAAAAAATAATCACCTACGACACGCCATTTTCCCTAATGACCGTTTTATCCGGATTCGGCCGGTCGCGGATTTCCCGGATGGACATTCTCTATTACTACTTTGCCATCAAGGCCGTCTATGAACGGGGCGGCATCGAGTTTCCGCCCTATGGGGGAGTGGAACAGGTAGTTGAAAGCATCCAGAAAACACACGGATTCACGAGAGATGAGTTTTTCACCAATACACAATTCCGCACGGATTTGCCCGAAGAAACCGCCGTCTTGCATATTCGATGCAAAAATGACCCGATAAGATGTCTAGAACCGGCTAGACCCATTCCGGCGAATCATGTCTTGCTGGAAAAACCGATAGTGGGGCATTGTTCGGACATGTTATGGCGGCGTGGATATATACGAGAGGTAAAACATGCCATCAAATATAATTTCAAAAAAAAGGCATAAACGTTGGAGGTGTGATAAACGTAGAATCATGCCGAAATCACCTATACGCCACAACAAAAGACGCACCAAACCCGTGCCCGAATCTTCGTCGTCGTCGTCTTCGGAATCGGAGACGGATTCCGATAGTGAATACAAGCCGTCTTCCACATCGGAAGATTCATGGGTCACGGCCAGCGAATCTTCCGAAGAATCGGAATTTGACAGAAAAAAGTTCCAGAAAACCTTGGCGAAAATTTTCCCCCGAAAAGATGCGCCGACCGAAAAACGCGCATCGAGACGTTCTCGATCCAGCCACAAAAAACGTTCCGAAGAATCAGAAACCGATTCGTATTACGAAGACGACGAAGACGAAGAAGAGGAAGACGTCTCGGACCCAGACAAAGACTCCAAGTTCAATATCGTGTTTAACATTGCCAGCGCAAATAAGCACGAAGGGTTGGATTCGGAAGATAGTGACGCCGAGCATTTGGACGAAGACGTCGACGAAGAGTGCAACAGCGAAGACGAGGCGACATTTATGCGGGAAAAGTATGTAAAACCGAATCCCGTGGTGAAACCTCCTTCGCCCAAATCGAAAAAGCCCGCGAAAACGCTCGAAGAAAAGACGGATATTGAGAAGGAGTATTTGGAACTGGTGGATTTAAAGAAGCTCTTGACGGACCAGCTAGAGAAGAAACCGAAAAACCAGATTATCCGGCGTTCTCTCCAGGAATGCAAGGATTCCATCAAGGAACTTGTGAAGAAGGCGCGTCTAGAAAATACCCACAAGTATCACAAACTGATTCATTCCGACAAGAAACAGGCGAATGAGCTCGAATACTTTAAAAAGAAGCTGTCGAACAAGGAGCAGCTTACCATCATGGATGATTTAAAAATCATCAATGAGCATATTTACGTGGAGAAACCATACCGTCTCGCTTTATTGCAGTCGAAAATGCCGGCCAAATTCAAGGCCATCGCCATGCAAAAACTGAATACGCTCAAATCGATGGACCCGAGCGACCACGAGTATTACAAGATCAAGAACTGGGTGGACAATTTCATGCGTATTCCATTTGGGTTGTATCGCAGTATAAATGTACGCATGAGCGACGGGCTTGATGTGTGTGACCAGTTTTTACAGAATGCGAAAGGTACTCTCGACAAGTGTGTCTTTGGTCTGAACGACGCCAAGATGCAAATCATGCAGATGATGGGGCAGTGGATTGTGAATCCCATGTCGGTGGGCAGCGCCATTGCCATTCACGGCCCTCCGGGTACGGGAAAGACCTCTATTGTGAAGGACGGGATTAGTAAAATATTGGGGCGCGAATTCGCCTTTATTGCGCTGGGAGGTTGTGGCGACGCTAGTTTCTTGGAGGGCCATTCTTATACGTACGAGGGGAGTACATGGGGCAAGATTGCGCAGATCTTGATGGAGAGCAAGTGTATGAACCCCGTCATTTATTTCGACGAATTGGACAAGGTCAGCGATACGGCGCGTGGGCAAGAGATCATTGGGATTTTGACGCATTTGACGGACACGTCGCAAAACACGGAATATCACGACAAGTATTTCTCCGAAATTTCTCTCGATTTGAGCAAGTGCTTGTTTATCTTTTCCTATAATGACGAGCATTTGGTGAACCCCATTTTGAAGGACCGTATGTATCGCATTCAGACGAAAGGGTATGATGCGGCGGAGAAGGTGACGATTGCGCGCGATTATTTGTTGCCCAAGATTCGAGAGCAGGTGAACTTTTCCGCCGAAGAGGTGATTATCCCCGACGACGTTCTGAAATACATTATTGGAGCGCAGCATTTGACCAAGGGAGAATCGGGCGTGCGTAACTTGAAGAGGTGTTTGGAGATTATTTACACGAAACTCAATTTGTTCCGTCTGATCAAGTCGGACAATCCGATGTTTGAAAAAGATCTGGGAGTCAAAGTGACGTTTCCGGTGACGGTCACCAAGAAGGAGGTTGATATTTTCATCAAGAACAACGAACCTATCAATCCTACCTTATGGGCCATGTACACGTAATCATCGCTTTTTCCGATAAAGAAAATAGAACGCCAACAAACATAGATTGATCATCATACTAATGACGCCAGATACGATAAGAGGCGGTTACCCATGCAAAAGCCAAAGTAACTTGGTCATTAGAATGAGGTACAACGACGGCAGAGATATATCCTTGATGCTCTTTCTAGTATATGTGTGCCATAACTGCGGAAATAGCTGAATGCAGTTTAGAATGGGAGCATTCTATATGATTTATATAGAATGCTATATTTTGTACTTTACAGTTGTGATATTAATTGCCAGACGCATTCCCTCCGCGGGTTTTGAGCATCTGAATCAATTCCGGTGGCAAACAGAGTTGGCCCATGCTATTCGAGAGACCGGAAGATTGGCATCCATCTTTCCCATTGACACCGACCTGAGTTACATCCAAAAACTTGTCGAGATGATCGTTCGCACCCAACTTGCCCGCATACAATTTCCCGTTTTGGGGAACGTTGGCAAAGACGTCTTTCCATTCGCTCGAATAAACCCCGCCTGGGCCGGATACGTTCGCTGGAGTCAACGAAAGAAATCCGTCCCGCTGCTTCTTCTTCTTGTTGTTTGTGTTGTCTTCTGGTTCCTCGACTTCATCTTCTGGTTCCTCGACTTCCTCTTCCATGCCCGGGTCCTCGTTGCCCTCGATCCCCCCGTAGCCTTCATACTTGGACGCATAGGGAGGCATGCGGTAATAGGGAACATAGGCCGCGGAGCTCGTTACCATACTAATGAGAATGACGATTACGAGAAATACGACGGCAATGGTCATGTACGATTTGAAAGACGCCATTTATTCTATATTGTTAGAATAGATATTCGTTTATGAGTTCCTAAATAATTGGGCTAGGTCGAACGATGCCTATTTTGAGGAGGGCGATATAGCCCCAATAAAAGACGCCCTGTAAAAATCGTTGAATCGCGTTTCGAATCATGGATTCGAGAGAAATGAGGGGGGTTCCGAACTTGGTTACCGGTTCTGGTTCTGGTACCGACTCGGATTCGGATTCGAGGTCTTGGGTAGTATACCCCTCTTCCAAACGACGCATCTCTTGCTTGATCTTTTCCACGTTCTTGTTCACAAACTTTTTCTCGTAAATTTGGTACAAGATCAAAAACACATATACGATAACAAACCCATATACCCCAATTTGCCACCACTCCATTTTATATTATAGATTGATGTTTATTGAGGCGCCAATTCTTCCGAAGAAAACAAGTCGCTTAAGGCGACGAATCCGCCGTTATCGGGGACATAGGTCGACACGTATTCGCCCGCGGAAGAGAGATGCATCCGCAACCACCATTCACCAAAGAGATAGTGTAGGGGGGTTTGCACGTATTCGTCGTAGACTTCGCCGACTTTCTCTCGCATTAAATACAAGAGCCCGAAACAGACAAGCATGACAAACCCGTAGAGATATCGCGTGTCGAATAAAACAGAGACGCTTTCGGAAAGACGCTGGGCGGGAGCAGAAGAGTCACTAAATAATTTGAAATTCGTCGCGATTTGATCCATGGTAAAGATATACATATACGTACGAGAAAGTATATGTATAACGAAACGAATCTATATAAACGGGACCATGTGAATAGTAGACATAGACATGAATACGGAAGAACGCTTAAATTTGAAGAAACTGTTGTCGCAATCGGATTGCGAGGACAATACGGAGGACATTCGTCGTATTCGGCATAGTGGTATGTTGCTGGACGGGATCCGTGATTTGGAGAATGTGAAACGGTCCAACAAGGAATTGATGCAGAACGACCCGGAGGCTTTTTTGGAATTGTGCCGTACGTCAGTACCTTTTTTGTACAATTGTTACACGGATATTTTCAATAAGCAAATCAAGGACGAATTGAATTTGGTGATTATGATACGTCTAATACGGGTACTGGAACTGATTGAGCAGGGACAAGTGGACCAACACGAGGGGTCGGTAATGGTGGGGAAATATTTGAAGGAAATGTATGTGGATAGTGCGATCCGGAGAGGAGACAATCTGGATAAAGAACGCGAGAAAGAGCAAGGTCTAGAAGAGCAAGAGAAGGAACCAGTGAAGGAAATTAGCTGGAAAATGTATAAGGAAGTAAGAGAACCCATGGTTCCCTTACGAACCCTCCTTCCTGGTGAACCCGGTAGGTGAATATCCGGGGTTCCAAAATAACCAAATTGAGAGAATGCATTGAACCATTCTCTCAACTATTCGTTCCAATATCCATGCAAGAGAACCCATGGTTCCCTTACGATCCCTCCTTTCAGGTGAACCCCGGTAGGTGAATATCCGGGGTTCAAAAATAACCAAATTGAGAGAATGTCTATCTCTCAACTATTCGTTCCAATATCCATTCTAATAGTTAACCCCAAGATATATCCAAAGACTCCTATCTCCGATCAAGGTCTGGATATTCACCTACCGGGGTTCTAAAATAACCAAATTGAGGGAATGCATTGAACCATTCTCTCAACTATTCGTTCCAATATCCATTCTAATAGTTAACCCCAAGATACATCCAAAGACTCCTATCTCCGATCAAGGTCTGGATATTCACCTACTGGGGTTCCAAAATAACCAAATTGAGGGAATGCATTGATCCATTCTCTCAACTATTCGTTCCAATATCCATTCTAATAGTTAACCCCAAGATACATCCAAAGACTCCTATCTCCGATCCAGGTCTGGATATTCACCCACCGGGGTTCCAAAATAACCAAATTGAGAGAATGCATTGATCCATTCTCTCAACTATCCATTCTAATAGTTAACCCCAAGATACATCCAAAGACTCCTATCTCCGATCAAGGTCTGGATATTCACCCACCGGGTTCCAAAATAACCAAATTGAGAGAATGCATTGAACCATTCTCTCAACTATCCATTCTAATAGTTAACCCCAAGATACATCCAAAGACTCCTATCTCCGATCCAGGTCTGGATATTCACCTACGGGGTTCACCCGGAAGGAGGGTTGGGAAGGGAACCTAGGTTCTCTTACTTAGAATTCACTCCATTTGGTATTGTTGTAGGAGTTGATTTTCAGCAACTTGTCGGCATTATCTTTCCAGAATTTGATCTTCAAGTCCATCACCTCATCATCGGGCGTTTTCGGGATCAACGAATTCGTATTCAACGCGGCCAAATCACTGTCTTTCGGTTTCGGTTTTACGCCATAGCAATTGGCTCCATAGCGCAATTTGGGGTTCTCGATATACCCCCCATTGACTCCGGGTCGGCCACACGCATTCTTTTGATTCGAAGTGGATTGCAAATTCGTCCACGTGGATAATTGGGTGGGGAAATAAGCGGACTGGTTGTCCGACCAACCGTAGTTGCACCATTCTGCGCCATCATTGTACGCGGTTTCAATCTCTTTATAGGTGGCAAGACGGGCGCCGAGAGATTGGCATACACTTTGCGCGTCGTCATACGTAAACATGTTGTTTCCCACGTTAAAGACCTCATTTTTATTCACGGAATTGTTGGTTCCGCTTCCAGTACTGGCGCTCCCGGATTTCGCGTTGCCATTTCCTTTATTGTTATTGGCATTGGTCGCAGCACGAATCGCCGCCTGCGCTTGGTTCGCATTCTGTTGCAGCGTGTTGAGCCCCGTGTCAATCGTCGTAGTAATGGAAATCCCCATAAAGTAGTTGAAAAAACTGGCAATCAGGACAATGACAAAAAGAATCCACGCCCCGTTTTCCAAAATGGTCACGGTAATGGGTTTTTGCCCGGGCGCCATGGGAATACCCAGCATAAACACCAAAATGTAGAGAGACAAAATGAAAAAGCCGATGGAAAGGAGAGAGGTGGGCGAGTTCATGTAGTTTTTCAGAGTCGTGTAGTAAGAATAGATCGTCGCCTCTCGATCTTTCTCCGATTGCTGGAAAAACGTGGCGACGCAATAGGCCAAGAAGGCGCCAATGGCAACAATGTCAAACAAACGTACTACCGAACTCGACTGTGTTCCCGGCCGGAAGAGCCCCACCAAAAAATAAATGAGGAAATAAACGACTAAAAACCAGATTAAAATCGCCACATTCGAATTGGTAAACACCGAGTAGACTGCGTTGGTGAAGGTCACCGTGGCTCCAGACGCATTGGTGTTTCCGCTAATCTTTATATTGTTGAATAATCCAGACATATATGGTGTTTAAATATATTATACCGGCTTATTTTTTTTACGATAAAAGAGACAGTAGGCGGCAGGACTTACCATCGCCGAAAGATCCGTCTGGGGCTCTACGTGGGTATCGTTAAAATGGAACCAGGCGGCGCTTTTATCGGCGCAAGCGCGTTTCGCAAAGGCGGTATAATGCCCGCCCGCGATTCCCCCCATATGGTTACAAACGGCAAACAGGTCATAGACGTATTGTTTCGGATTGTATCCCACAATGTACTTGGAGAGATTGAGGTTTTCCAGGGGGAAGTCTACCAAGGCGTTGTTTTTTTGCTGTCCGTTTGCAAGGAAACGTTGGAAGACGACCACCAAAATGGGAGGGAATTTCCAAAACAAGGTGTGTTTATAGACATCCTCTTTCGCCTTGGTTTCTTCGTTCCACCAAGCATTCTCTCGTTCGAGCCGTTCTTTTTCGACGTATCTGTCAAAACACGATTCCATGGATTGCCGGGGATCGGAGGAGAGAGGCAAGTCGAGAATGAAAAACGGTTCTGCCTTGGAAGATTTGGGTGTACCGGCGAGAGAGGTAATCTTGGAAACATAAATCCCGTAAAAGAGGTCCAGGAACTCGGAATAGTCGCCTCTCACATACGAGGTCTGTAACATGGAATAACAGTCTCTTGCTAAATGGTCCACCTCGTTTTCCGCCGTTCCTTGGATATGCATATACGCCTTTCGAGAGATGCTTTCATGCAGGCACTCGATGAAAAAGAGCAAAAATTCGGGCATGTCATTTTGCGCAAACCCGGTGAAAAGGACGCGGTCTTTTTTCATGGCCACTGCATGGATCGCTTGGACAAAGGGTTTCGGTACCAAGACACGGTTGAAGGATTCGTTGGAATGCATGGCGGCCCACATTTGTTGCCATTCTCTCAACACGACCGTTTCGATCTTGTCGGGGGACATGGCGGAGACATTCGTTTCTTGGAATTCGTCGATCGAAAGCAAGGCTTGAACGCAGGCGTTGAGGAAACACGTGTTCCCTAAATTGGCAAGTCCGCAAGGTTTTGTATTCATTTTTCCGATTGAACGATATAAACCGGGTTCCTTTATGTTCCTATAGAGAACATGGACGCAATCTTGAATGAGCTGTTTGCTTCCGTGTCGCTTCCTGGAACGGGGCGTCCTTCGCGTAGAACCAATCGAGAGGCGGACTCGGCGAGTTATATTCCCATTAACCATTTGATTCGTCCTCAATATACATTTCAGCAGAATATGGAGATATTGAATCGCATCGAGGCGATTGAGAAAAACCGGCAGAATTACGACACGCGTCGACGGCAATTGCGGGTTCTCTCGGATTGCATCGAGGATTACCATCACAACATGGATGCATGTTTGCAAGTGATCCGGCGTTCGTTCGATCATCCCACCCAATCAACCATCTTTACGGCGGAAATACCTTTACCGAATCAGCCCGTGATTGGTTTAACGGATGCCGAGATCGAGTCGGCGACTCACCCGACGGTGTTTTTGGAGGGACAAACCCGCGAAACCCGTTGCCCGATTTCTCTCGAGGATTTTCAGCCGAACCAGACGATTACTCGAATCAATGTGTGTGGGCATGTCTTTAAAACGGAGCCGTTGAGAGAATGGTTTCGGCGGAATACCCATTGCCCCGTTTGCCGACACAACTTGGTTGGATAGCTTTTACCGAGAGAAAAAAAGAGGGGGGCTTCTGCCCGTTTTTTCTCTTTTTTTGATTCTAGGTTAGAATGGTTTCAAATTATATAGTGGCACCTGGGGCAATGTATTCCACGACAACTGGATGCGTGGCTCGGCAACATGGGCAGCTAATGATCCCGCCCGCGCGAAAACGCGCATTTTCCCATTGATTAAAACATGTCTTGCAGAAATGATGGCCGCAATTGGTAACACACGCATTTTCCGTGTTGGGCGTTTCAAAACAGACACTGCACGTTTCCTCGTGGAGAGCGCTCATGGATTTGTCCGTCTCTGCGTACTGGCGAATGCAAGTATGGCGGCGAGGGCGAATGGAAACATGAGGATCGAGAGGTTCGTTGTCGTCGTCTCCCCAGGGATCTTCTTCTTCCTGGGAATCGCCATCGATGATACTCTGGTCGAGTTCGGTTTCCATCAAATCGGCGAGTTGGAGAGGAAGGTCCAGTTCGGAAAGGTCCATGGGGCCGGCGTCTTCGTCTTCGGGTTCGGGTTCGGGATACGAAGAACGAGGAGGAGTCAGGTAACGGTCGTCCTGCACGCGCTGGGAGTCTTCACTGAGGAAGGGGCGGCTAAAATGATCGCCGGCCTGACGCATCTCTTCCACGAGACGTAGTTTTTGTTGATGGAA